GTCTGCTGCTAGCTTAGCTGTTGTTACGTTAGCGTCTAGTATTTTTGCGGTTATAACTGAATCTGCAGCTAGCTTTGCACTAGTTACTTGTAGAGCACCTATATGTATAGTATCAATGCTTCCTGTTTTTAATTCACTAGAGTCTACTGCATTTGCAGCAATTACTGCGCTTGTTACTGCGTTACCCGCTAGTTCTGTTGTATTTACTGAGCCTGCGATAATATTAGCAGTAGCAACTGAGTTTACTGCCATTTTAGCGGCGGTTACTACACCACTAGCTAAATGAATTGCATCAATTGATCCTGAAACAAGTTCACTAGAATCTACTGAATTTTCTGCGATAGCAGCTGCATCAATTGAATTATCTGCAACTCCTGTTACTGCTGTACCTTGGAGTTGTGCAGCTCCGATAGCATTTGTAGCAACTTCTGATGTGCCGACTGCGTTTGCTGATATTTCTGAAGCCGCAATAGCGTTAGCGGCTACCTTAGTAGCGGTAACGGAATTGCCAGCAATTGCTTCTTCTTGTACGAGTACTTTACCTATGAGTGGCATTTTATGTTTGCTCCAAATACGAGAGAACAACGTCTATCGAACTTGCCGTATTACTTTGAACTTTTATGGCATCACCCGCTTCTAATACGACTTTTGCGTCTCCACCGATTGGTGCAAGAGTAGATTGCCCAGGAATCTCTACAAGATGTACAATCCCAATATGAGCAGAAGCACTAGAATCATAAAACTCTACTGTTGCTTCTACCTGTCCTCCTGATTGATTACACAAGTACAGTCCTATAATAGTTGAGGTAGTACTTGACGGACAAGTGTAAATAGTTGTTAAACTTGTCCCCACACTTGCTGAGGTTGCGCTTTTAAATGCTGATGCCATAATCTTATCCTAATGCTATACTAAAGGCTAAGACATCTCCTTCTGAAACATCGGTATCTTTGTGAGATGCGACTACGACGACTGTGCCGTCTGCTTTTTTAGTATAAATCTTTTGATCAGTAGGGTTCATTGCAATTTCATGTGTTGCTAAATCACTTGCTTGAGGGGCTGAACCCGATGTTTCTGATCTTTTTACTTTAATCACTTGTGCCATTAGAATGTACCCCCATCTAATGTATTAGACCAAGTTACTGTTGAAGATGCTCCAACTTGAAGTAACTGACCTACACTGTTTGTTGAATCGTAAGTACCGATAGCAAGTCTGCTATAGCCTCCATTGGCACCATTAGCACCAAAGAGTAAGTCTCCATTTGCAGTAGAGGAGATACCTTTTAAACTTAAAGTATCTGAGCCAATTGCTAATGTTTTGCTGTCTACATTTACTGAAAGAGTATTACCAGACTTGGATAAACCATTTCCAGCAGTAACACTACCAGCTCCTGAGAACTGTGTAAATGTTAAAGTACTTGTACCAAGAGTTGCTCCGCCCGTAATACTAGAAAGTACGAAACCAGCGTCTGCGTTTGAACCTTCTTCAACGAAAGTAAACATACCGCCAGTAACTTCTGCATTACTATCTGCATCTGTTGCTCTTGTAAGTACCGCAGCAGTTGAACCGTCACCTACTGTTGTTACAGAGTAGATACCGTTTTGGACTGCACTTGTTTGACTCTTAATAAGTACCCTATCTCCAGATGAGAGCGAAGTACTGTCGATGCTGATTGCACCGTTTGAATCTGCTGTAAGAGTACCTGCTGAGTTGTCATAGGTTGAAGCAAAGTTAGCTTCTGATGCTACTCTTACTGAATCTTTTACGTCAAGAGATTGCTTGACTGAATCGACGTAACCTTTTGTAGCTGCGTCAGTTGTTTGGGTTGGAGTAGCAGCATTAGTAATTCTGTTACCACCCATGTTCACAGTTTGTGAACCTGCAACTGTAAGACCTCCGTCAAAGTCTGCTGACTGAGTAAAGGTTGCAGTACCTGTTACAGTTATTGCGTCGCCTGAAGCGTCACCTAAAGTAACTGCTCCATTAAGAGTTGTAGCCCCATCTACATTTAATGTAGAATCAAGATCGGCTGCTCCTTGTATATTAGCAGTTCCTTTGACAACTGTATTACCAGTGCCTGAAGCTACTGTAAATTTGTCTGTGCCAACGAGGAAGTTACCACTAGTAACATTAACTGTTGCTGTGTCCATGTCCTTGCCAACTACAACTTTTTCTGCTGAGTTTGTAGTTACAAGTTTAAGATATGAAGTTCCACCTTCGTTGAAGTCAATTGCTGCCGCGTTATTATCGGGCAGTGTGACTGAATTGCCTTGTCCAGATAAATCAACTGTACCACCGTGAGTAATAACAAGATTACTTGTTGGTGCAATAGTTAAATTACCTGAAGATGTTGAAATAGTGTTACTTGATCCAGTAACAACTATATTACCTGTTTTTAATTGGTCAATCTTACTGTCTGAATCAACAATAATTGCTGAACTAGCTGCTAGCGTACCAGCAGAGTGGTCCAACATTTCAACGTATAGAGCACCACCGATAGCTGTTACAGCACTAGAGGAAGGGTGACCAATAAATAGCTTATTACTATTGGAAGAATACGCTAACTCACCAGCACCAAGTGAACCCGGTGCGGAAGTACTGGTACTTCTTTTAATTTTAATTACTTGTGCCATTATTTTTCCCTAATTGAGCTTAAAAGCTCCCTGCGTCTATCGTGTCCGAATCCGCTGAATCGTTGCCTATCATTATAGGAACAAAACTAAACGTTCCAGATGATGTTTCACGGTAGATCTTTAACTGATTATCGTCAGTATCATAAAATAAGTCTCCCTCTGCCAGATTTGTAGTATCTGCCGCTGGGGCTGAAGTTTGTACGAACATTTGATCTGCTAATTGCAAAAGTGCATCTTGTACATTTTGAGCGGTAGAAATAGTTCTAGCCGCACCATCAAACGTGATACCAGCTGCATCTGTCGCTGCTCCTGATACTGCACTAGAAATTGTTAGTGTAGTAGTATTTGACGTAGCATTGATAGATGTAGTTTGAGGAGTTATAGTTAACTTAGTTGCCATTATCTTGTCACTTCTGGAGTTACTCTAGCAACCCCTTGGAGTAGTCTTGTTACAGAACTATCATCTGTATTAACTAACTCTAAATCATAATAATATTTTCCTGAAGTAATTCCAGCAGTAGTTGAGTTCCCAAGAGACATTTTAATCTTTCCCTGAGATGCATTAGTAATTGAGCAAGTAAATGTTGCTGTCAATGTACTTGAGGTTGGAGTAGGACGCAACTGAGCTCTAGCTGTATGAGTAGCTAGATTCGTGTTTACGTCGTCCTGCGAGACCTGGATTTCTATTGCGAAATCAGATCCTTGGTCGATTACTATATCATAAGTTCCCTGCTGCCATTTAAAATTATACTCCTATTTGTAAATTATAGCAAAAATGACAAGTCATGTCAAGAACTAAATTTGGAACCTCGATAATTTTACTTTGCTCTAGCTCAGGTAAATCGATACTCAGAAACATAACCAAAAATTTATGGTTATGTTTTTTAAGTGTCTATGAGTATGACCAAGTTACATCAGCCCAATCTGAATCTCCAGCTTTTAGAGTTCTATATTGTGCTATTGTTGCCTCGTTGTGTTCTAGGTTCTGTGCTTCTAAATGAAACTGACCAGGTGTTGTAGTTGTAGTGCCTGTTAAATCAAATCCTAAATCGTCCCATTTTGTTCTGGTTGCTGAAATTGCCGTGTTATGCCCAGTATTTCCAGGTGCTTGAAACCACGCATTTATATGTGTAATGTTCCAACGCTCCATCATTCCAAGAGTTAGAATGTTATGATCTGAAAAATACCCGTTTCCTCTTTGAGTAGGGTCTACTAGTCCGAATCTTACATTCATCTTCCCTGCCTCTTCTCCAAAACACCAAGTACTTATTCCTATTTTAGTTCCATTTCTTTCTGAGATGTAAGTACATATTCGTAAGTTTTTTTACTTAAGTGCCAACTAAATCTATTTAGTCTTGCTATATACGTATTACTTCCTTGTGGAAAGTCTTTCCAACATCTTATATAAAAGTCTTGATCTGCAGCTGTTTCTTCAAGTGGTCTAAATTTCCACCCGTTGCTTGCTGTTAGAACTGTTGTTGCTGCCATAATTTCTCCTAGTTTTTACTATTATGTACTAATATTCCGTTCACATAATAAGTGTGTAATTTATCAACTGTAATATTCCATACAGTTGCTTTTTCATCTATTCTTTCAATTCGTTCAATTTTTCCATTAGTAGTTTTATCCCCAATATTCAATCTTACTGGGTCTACTTGGATTGCATGACCAAACTCTTTTGCTTCTTTGTAGTACTCGGTTGGGTCTATACAAGCCCAGCCTTTTCCTTCAATCCATACAGGGTGTCCTGCTGTTAGTTCTAAGTCATTTAACTTATACCAATAATCTACTTCATAGGACTGTTTTGCTGTAACAGTACCGCCACGTACCTTCTGTTCTACAACTAGTGTTTCTATTGCTTGTTGAGTTCCATCTTCTAAGTCTACAAGAGTACCAGGAAGGAAACAGCCACCGCCGCCTCCACCGCCTCCGCCTCCAGAGGAACTTGTATCAATAATATAACAACTCATATCAATTGTTAGACCACTTTGAGTATGTGTAACAGTAATAGTTTTTTGTGTTGCAGCACTTCCAAAACTTGAAGAAGTCCATGCATCAGCTCCTGAGCCTGTATTTGTAAGAGCAAAGTTACTCACATTATCTCCACTTCTAGACCATGTGTAAGTACAGCTTTGATCTGCTACACTATCAAGAGGGTGAGTTACTGTGATTGTACCTGTTGTATTATTTGCAGTATAGTTAGTACCATCTGTTGTAGTAAATGAACTTCCTTGTGCACCACTAGATACTGAAATACCATTATATTCAAAATCCCCTTGTTTTGTAATTGTAGCACTACTTGCTAAGTGCGCATCTGTAACGTTAATATTACTTAAGTCTGCGTAACTTCCACTAAAGTTAGAAGTACCTGGTGTAAACCCAAGTGCATTTGTTACTAGAGTAGAAGTAATACCCGTTATAAATCCTGTATCATTAGTTAAGTCTGAAACAGCACTAGGTATAG